GGTGCGGTCGGCACGATCTGAAAACTACAGGTATCGGGCTCGTCGTTGAGCGCCTGCGTGACCTGCAGGGACCCGTGTCGAATGTAATCGGTCAGATCGGTCCGCGAGACGATCGCGCCGGTGCCGTCGCGCACGATCAGATCGACGGTGGAGAAGGGCGCGACGAAGTTCGATCGCGTGGCGCCCGAGCGCGCGAGGCCCGAGCGCGCGAAGGTATAGGCGCGCTCGGCGCCCGCGATCGCCACTAGCCCGCCCGCCGCACGGAGCGGAGCCCATACTTCGCGGTGAGCGCGTCATTCACCCGATCCGCGAGCCGCTGCAGGTCGCCCGGGGTGTCGAAGAACGCGCCCTCGGCGTGAATGATGATCGAGGGCGCCGCCGCCGCGGGCGGACTCCCCGCGCCGGGGGCGAGGGTGGCGAACGCGCCCGAAGCCCGCGACTCGTCGAAGGGCACCACCGCCTCGATCCCGTGGAGCATCACGGGCGTGCCCTTCCCGAAGTCGCGGAACCCGTCGGTGCCGCCCTGGTAACTCTCCTGCGGCGCGACCGCGGGCCGATAGGTGTTCTTCCCACCCTTGATCGGATTCTGTTCGACGGGCACCGCGGCGACGGGCACGGTGAGCGCGGGCACATTCTCGATCGCGGTCGTGAGCCCGCGCGTGATCGCGTCGGTGAGCTTGTGCACTTCGTCGATGAGCGCGCGAAACCCGTCCGACATCGAGAGCGTAAAGTTCACCCCGGCATCGTCGAGGTCGGTGATCGCGTCGCCGTTCTTATCAATGAGTTGGTGCGCGTCCACGAACTTCTGGAGCATCGGGCGCATCGCCTCAGGCACATCGGTGCCCATCGCGATCGCGTCGTTAATGTAATCGCTCACCGACTGGCTCATTTTGTCGGTGATGACGACCGAGTCGAGGCCCGCCGCGTTCAGGACTTCCCAGTCCTTAAACAGTTGCTGCGCCTGCTTGTCCAGCTCCTGCCGCTGCATCGCGGGGCCGAGTTCTTCGAGCGTGAACCCGTAACGCTTCGCGGTCTCGGTGACGAGATCGAGCGCCTGCGCCTGATAGGCGAGCGCCTCGTTCATCTTCTTCACCTGTTCCTCGAGGTCGGTCTTTTTGTGCGCGTCGTAGAAGTCCTTGAGGCTCATGCCCGCGCGCTCGGCCTTCTGTCGGAACGCCTCCATCCCGCCCGCGGCCTCGATCATGTCGTCGCGCAGACCGATCACTTCCTTGCGTTCCTTCGCCGCGTTGAAGAACCCGCGGAGGAGCCCGATCCCCGCGCCGACCGCGGCGCCCCACGGACCTGCCACCGAAAACCCCATCGCGGCGCCGGTCATCGTGCTCGACAGTTTCCCCGCGCCCTTCGTCGCATCGAGAAACGTCGCCGCGAGCGCCACGCCACCCGCGGCGGCCTGCCCGAGCCCCTGCGTGAGGTTGCCGGTCTTGATGTTCTTGAACCCGTCTTTCATCGCCTTCGACGAGCTCGCCGCCGCGTCCATCGCGCCGACCGCGGTCGAAATGTCCCCCGCAATCCCGGCCATCCCGCCGCCCTGGATCTGCGCGAGCTGCGCGAACGCGCCCGCGAGATCGTGGATCGTCGCGGCGAGCGCCGCGTTCGCCGCCGCCGCCTTCGCCTTCGCCGCGGTCTCGTTGGTCTGCGCGGCCTCGTTCACGGAGAGCCGATAGGCCTCGTCGGCGAGGAGCGCGTTCAGATCGTCGATGCCCTGGATCTGTGCGCCTTGCTGCGAGACGACCGCGGCCAGGTGGACCGCGCGGGTCTTTTCTTTGTCGGTGAGTTCCTTCACGCCGATCGTGGTCTTCCCGAGAATGAACGCATAGGCGACCTGCGCCTGATAGGCGAGGAACACCGCCTCGGATTCGTCTTCGAGCACGTGGTTCAACACCTCCGCCTGATCGACGAGGTTCTGCAGTTGCGGCGTGAGGGCGGCGCCCGCGTCGCGGAGCTTCTTCGCGTTGTCCGCGAGGCGGAGCATCACATCGAGGTTCTGCACCTGCGCGGGCGTGAGTTTCGCGTAGGCCTCCGAGAGGTCCTTCACTTGCTTCGCGAGGCCCGCGCCGCTGATCGTGTCGGTCAGCTCCTGGATCTTCTTCCGGTGCTCCTCGGCCTTCTCCGCGGCCTTCTTGTCGGCCTCCGCCTGCGCCTGCGTGCGATACGTGAGGTTCGCGGTTTCCTTCGCGAGCCGTTCACGTTCCGCCTGCGCCTTCTTGTCGGCCTCCGCCGCCGCCGCGGTCTGCTTGTGGGTGGCCTCGACCGCCGCGCCGAAGTCCTGATAGCCCTTCACGCCGTCTTTGAGGAACGCGCCGATCCCGCCCCACAGTTCTTTTTGGAACTCCATGTCCTTCTCGAACTGCGTCATCGCGTCGGCGATGATCCCGCCCGTCACCCGCACGACGAAGTTCCCGAGCCGCGCCCACGCGTCCTGCGCGTCGGCGAGGCGCTTGATCGTCTCGTCGGACATGACCTTCGCGCCCGCGGCCACCTCGCGATAGCCCGCCGCCATCCCGGGCAAGAGGTCCCGCGCATCCTTCCCGAACAGTTCTTGTTGGACGCGGGCGCGTTCCATGGGGTCCGCGATCTGCCCGACCGCGTCCGCGACGGTGAGAAACGCTTCTTCCGGTTTCGCACTCCGCACCGCCAGGAACCCCAGGTGCGCCGCCTTCAACGCTTCGACGGTCGAGGTGCTGCCCTCGCCCAGTTTGCTGTTGAGGGTGCCCGCCGCCTTCGTGAACCCTTCCAGTGACCCGCCGCCTTGCTCGACCGCGTATTTGATGCGCTGGAAGGCCTCGGCGCCCATGCCGACCGCGCCCGCCTGATTTTTGATCGCGCTCGCGGCGTCGAACACGCTCCCGATGAAGTTCGTGATCGCGCCGACCGAGAACGCGATCCCGACCGCGCCCGCCATCTTGTTGAGCGTGCCGAGCCAGTCGGTACTTTGCTTGTTCGCGTCCTTGGTCTGGTCGGCGATCTTCTGGAGGTTCTGCGGGACCTCCATGCCGAGCGCCTTCATCTTGCTGACCGCTTCGTTGGTCGTCGCGCCCAGGCGGGCGAGTTCTTTTTCGGTGAGCTTCGAGACGCCGCCGATGTCCTCGACGGCCTTCGCCATGATCGTGGCCTCCTGCACGATCTGGCGTCCCGAGAATTGATTCGAGAGCGTGTCGAGGCGCTTGCCGACCTTGTCGGCGCCGTCGCCGAAGTCCTTCAGCGTCGCGGTGGCCTTGTTGACCGCGTCGTAGAAGGAGGCAAAGTTGGCGGTGAAAGTCGCAGAGAGTGCCATCGGGTTATTTCCGCGCGGCCTCGCGGTTCAAGTGCTCGATCAGCACGGTGTAGACATCGACCGGGAGATCGAGGAGTTCGTCGTAGGTCCACCCCATCGCGCGACAGATCACGAGGTCCGAGATCACGCGCTCACGCCAGCCGGGTCTTTTTTTTCGTGCTCCCGCTCGGCGGTCATCGCGGCGTCGTGCGCCTGGATCGCGTCGAGGATCTCGCGCAGGCTCTCGGGCGTCTGGTTGCGGAGCGCCGCGGCGACGAAGGCATAGGACTGATCCCGAATGCCGATCGGGCGATCGTCGGCATCGGTGATCGACCAGTCGATGAGGTAACTCACCGCCTGGGCGATCCCGATGTGTTCGAGATCGAGTTCCGGTTTCTCGCCCGCGCGGAACGTCGAGGCCCGAATCACGCGCGCCTGGGCGTCCCGCTCCTCGCCCGCCGTGAGGTGCTTCCGCACGAGGAGCCAGTCGCCGCCCGAGAGCGTCACCCGCATTTCTTCCTGTTTGCGATACCGCGATCCCATCGATCACTCCTTCAGCGTTTCGGCAGCAACCGCGCGGCGAGCTGCCCGTGATAGATCGTCACCTCCCCGATCGGGCGCCGCGTCGGCGCGCCCTCGGGATAGGTGATCTCCAGCGTCAACGGCGCCTGCGTGATGCGGAAGGCGTCGACCTCCCGCACCTCGGCCACCAACCGATCGCCCTCGATGCGCCACGCGCCGAGCTGCGCGGCGCGCTGATAGCCCAGGCGCACCGTCGCCGCGGCGCCCGCGATCACGATCCGCTGTGAGCCGATGACCGCCACGGGCGCCTATGGGGCGATGCCCGCGACCCAGGCCGCGCCGTCCCAGTGCGCCGCGCTGCCATCCCCGAGCATCACGAACTGCCCGCTCGCCCAGGCCGTCGCGGGGCTCGCGGTGACGCCCGTCATGCCGAGCAGGTTCGCGGGTGCCATCGCGCCCGCGGGCGTGAACTTCCCGGGCGAGGTGATGCCGTTGGCGCCGGTCGCCGCCACCTGCGAGCTGCGCGCCCAGGCGCCGTTCGCGACGAAGGTGCCGTCGATCGTGACGGCGCTCGTTACGCCACCCTTCACCGACGCGTCGAGCCACGCGGGACCTTCCCATCCCTGCGCGGAGGTCGCGCTCGGCCAGAAGGCGAGATAGCAGCCCACGGGCGAGTCGGCAGCGTCGAAGATCACATCGACGAGCCGATCCCAAAACGCGGTGAAGGTGCCGGAGAGGTCCTTCAGGCCGACAACGTAACGCTTGTTGCTGTCGCCCAAACTGGTGGTCTCCACTTTGTCGGTGGCCATGTTGAGCGCCCAATCGGAAATGTTGCCGATCGCGACCCACGGATCACCGGGCAACATCTTCATCGCAAGAATGGACTCCTTCCCGTGGGTGCCGGGGTTATTGACGGGCGGGGCGGGTGCAGGCATTGGACTTCTCCTCCAGTTGAAAACCGTTTCACGTGGAACAAACTCAGCCGATCGAGCCGGTGACCGTGAAGCCCGCGCGCTCGACGAGCGCGACGAGGTCCGCATTCATCGCGCGCCGGTGCGTCACGACGATCGGCACGAAGGTGTGCGCGGCGGGCATCCTGCCGGTGTTCTTGCCGTTCGCCCAGTGGCGCGCCGCCTTCGTCCCGCTCTCGTAGATGTAGGCGTGGAACGCGCGGTTCCGAATGATCGCGACCGCGCTCACGGCATCGCCGCGCGACTCGACCGAGAGCCCGCGGATCAGGTTGCCGGTCCGATACGGATACGCGTCCGCGATCTGATTCGCCGCCGCCGCCGCGTGCGTCCGCACGATCACATCGGCCTCGTTCACGAGCGCGGGCGGGAGCGCCTTCAACGCCTCGCGGAGTTCGTCGAGCCCGGTGATCTTCAGTTCATTCGTGGCCATGTCGCCCCACCACTTCCGCCACCTGCACGAGCAGCTCGATGTGCCGGAGGTCCACATCGGTCACGCTCTGCACTTGGAACAGGCGCCCCTCGAACCGCACGCGCGTTTCGAGGTTGATCGCCGGGTGATACCGCCCACGCAGGACATGGCCGGTCACGCCCTCGACGACCGTCAGGCCCGACGATTGAATCGCGCACGGCCACGCGATGGGATCGAGTGGCGCGCCCGCGGCGTCCTCGAGTTGGACTTGGTGCCGATAGGACCCGACCATTCACGCCACCGTCGAATCACGCGAGCGCCGCGTGAGCTTCTCGATCGCCGTCCACACCCGATCGTCGTTGTCGTTGTCCGGGCCGAATTCGTCGCCGCGGTGTTCGTAGAAGTGCGTGAGGAGGACGAGCACCGCCGCCTGCAGCCAGGGCGGGACCGTCTCGGGGGTCCAGGTCGGATCGTTCCGCTCGTGCAGGTAATCGCGGATCGTCGCGCTCGCCGCGCGCACCTTCTGTGCCACATCGGCGTCCTGCGCGGGATCGGTGACCCGCAAGTGGATTTTCGCGACCTCCAGGGTCACGAGGTCGGGATCGCTCGGGCTCGTCACCGCGAGGCCCGCGCCTGCGCGCAGGAAGAACACATCCACCATCCCCGAGCCCATGCCGGAGGCCTCGGTGCAGCTCACGGGGAGTTCCACGTAACCCGGGCGCGCGAACCCGGGCGCCGTGATGCGGAGCGCGATCAAGGCCTGCCGACTCCCCTGCTGCTGCAGGAAGATCACCGAGCCGACCGGGAAGGCGAGGATCGCGGTCGCCGGGCGCGCGCCATCGGTCGCGATGTTGTGGAAGAAGGCGCGCGTCACGAGCCCGACCCACGGGGCGAAGGCATCGAGGCGCACTTCGCCATCGGCGGGCGGGAGGCCTGGGACGGCGGCGAACCAGAACGGCCACGCGATCATCACTTCACCCACCGATCCCGCCCGCGCTTGACCGCCAGGGTCCAGTCGGCGGCGGTCGCCGCCTCGCCAGGGCGCGCCGCGGTCGTCGTGTTCGCGTGCCACATCGAGCCGTCGAGCGTCACGAGGTCGCCGCGCGTGTACTGCGCGCCTGCCACGAAGACGCCCCGATAGATCGGCGTGGGGAGCGTGACGAGCGCCTCGGTGCTCCGCTCGCCGCGCGCCCATCGGTGCGTGAGCGTGCGTTCCCCGTCATAGGCGACCGCGTAGTCGTCGAACCCGAGCCCGTCGAGGCCGGGAGGACCGCTCGGCCCGGGCACGACCGCGCGCGCCTCCAGGGCGGCGAGGCGCTCCCGGGCGCCGAGCAGCTCGGCGGCGAGCGGTTCGAGCCCGCGCAGGCGCTCGACGACCGGCGCCAGGGCGGCGCGCACCACCGCCTCGATGAGATCGGCCATCGCCCGCGCCTCGTCAGGGATCGGGAGGTCAGGCACTGAGCGCGCTCCAGTCCTTCCGCAGTAACGCGAGCGCCAAGGCCTCGACCCGGGCGCTCGCGGCGCCAGGGACGGGCGGGAGCGCCGCGACGGGTGCGGCGCCCGCCGACAGCTCCGGCGTGGCCTGGGCGGGCGCAGGCGCCGCCGCCTTCGCGAAGGGCGCGTCCGAGTCGCGCTCGTCGAGCGCCGAGAGGGAGAAGTTCTGTTGTTGCATGTAGGGCGTGTCGCCGCCCTTCACGCTCCCGAGCCCGAAATACTTCTTCCGCGCCTCGTTGGGCGACATCGCGCCGGAGCCGATCGCCTCGCTCGCCGCCTTGGTCTTCGTCTGCATGTCGAGCCAGATCAGATCGTCGGGATCGAACTCGGTGCCGTAGGGCGTGCCCTCCAGGCCGAGCCCGTCATCGAGCACGAGTTCCGCAGACGTGAGGTGCGATTGAATGCACTGCGAGTAATAGGCCTGGAGCATCGCTTCGACATTCGCCACGGGCGGCGCCGGTCCGACGCCGACCATGTAGGCGGGCACATGGAAGCAGGAACAGATCGTCTCCGCGGTCCAGTTCAGTTGTTCGATGAGCTGCGAGTCGACCGCGTTGACCGTGAGCGCCTCGTATTTGACGCCATCGCTCAGGACCGCGACGCGCCCCGCGTTGACGCCGGAGAAGTTCGTCTCCCAGTAGTCCTTGACGCGCTTCGCCTGATCGTTCGAGATCGCGCCGGGATAGGTGAGCAGGCTCCCCGCGTGGCTCCCGCCTGCGAAAAACTGGTTGCTGGTCTGTTGAATCGTGAGCCCCTGCAGCGCCGACAGGCCGCACGCGTAGAGCGGACTCGTGCCGATCAGCGGGTGGAACAGCGGGACGCACTTATCGTGAAAAATCTCCGACGCCGGGACCGTGACGATCTCACTGGCGACGGCGGCGAGGTCATCGCGCCGCAGCTCGTAATAGACGCTGCCATCGGGCGAGACGAGCGGGCACACGCGTTTCGGGTCGAGCACATACATGGCGCGGACGAGCCCGTTCCCGTCGCGCTCCTTCAGCGCGTAGGTGTTCCCCTGCCACAGCTTCGAGGTCATCCACTGTTCGATGAACGAGAGGATCGTTTGATACCGATTCGGTTTGCGGAGCACGGGCGAATAGGCGGAGTTGGTCGTCTCGGTCCAGATCCCCTCGTCGTCGTGTTGCACCAGGCGGAGGCGGAGTTTCGCCACATCGCGCGCGATCAGGGTGATGCACGCGAAGACGGTCGTGTTCGAGAGCGCGGTCGGTCCGCTGATCTCCGCGTTTTGTTGCCACGCGCCCGTGAACGGTTCCCGAATGATCGGATACCACCCGCCGCGCGAACTCGAGCTGAGCGGGCGCAGGCCTGCGGCCTTCGTGGCGGAGAGTTCGAAGCCGAACAAGGACAGGCGCATCGACGAACCCCAGGCCCGCCGCGGCGCCCGTGGGAGTGGCAAGACTCCACGGCGCGCCGCGGCGGAACGGGACTAGGTGGTCGGGTTGATCGTCGCGGGATAGACCGCGCCGGTCAGGTAGTACACCGCGGTCGCGCGGGACTTCTTCCAGTTGATGAACCGCTCGGCGCGCAGACCGACGAGGTTGTCTTGGAAGAACGAGGACCACACCGCGGTCGCGTCCGCGGGCGAGATCGGCGTGTCGCTCATTTGCACCGTCGCCTCGCGCGAGACGTCGATCGACACGCCACCGTCATCGGCCAGGAGCACGTAGTTCGGCGCGAGCCCGATCACGAGGTCGCCCACGGTGTTGCTCGCGACGATCGTGACGCCGTTGGTCGTGCCGCCCGTGGGACCGATGCCGGGGAAGCGGAGCTGCCCGAGTCCGCTCGTGCCGAACCCCATCGAGAACGCGTTCACTTCCGACATGAGGATCGTGAGGCCCGCGAGCGGGACGCCGTTCGTCGAGAAGTACCGCACGATCGCGGCGAGGTCCGCGGCGGGATCGTTCATCGAGGCCGCGGTCGGCGCGCCGTTGGTGATCGAGGCGGGCGAGACATTCGGCACCTCGGCCACCGCGGGATCGGTGAACTGCTGATCGAGAAATGCGGCGATCCCCGCGACCATTTCGTCGCGCACGATCGTCTCGGCGTCGGGCGAGGAGGAGCGCACGAGCTCCTCGGTCAGGACGATGATGCCGGAGGCCTTCGCCATGCCGAGCGTCACCGATCCGAGCTGCATTTTCGTGACGGGTTTCGACTTGCCCTGGCCGACCCACTTGTAGGTGCCGCCCGCGGTCTGCGCGGGAATTGAGACATTGAACGGCACTTTCTTGAGCGGGACCTTACCGAGAATCGTCGCCGCGCGCGCGAGGGCGATGAACTCGTTCGTCAGGTTCGTGACCTGCACGAGCGCGCCCGCCCAGGCGGGATCGCTCGTCGAGCCCGGGGCGACCGCGGCCTTGATCAGGAGATCGACGTTCGCGTCGCGGTATTGCTTCGCGTATTCCATCGCGC